AATAACAATTTTAAAACTGTTATGGCTGACAAGTTACACACCGCATTAGAAGCCGAAAAGGTGAGGGTAGCCTCGACTACCATGCTTAAGGGTTCTGATGAAGATAAGGAAGCAAAAAACGATGAAGTTAATAACTGAATTTGTTGATAACGATTTAGATGTAATAGTAGAAGCCAAAAAAGATGGCGAAAAAAGCTTTTTCATCGAAGGCGTTTTTATGCAGGCCGAGAAAAAGAACAAAAACGGTCGGGTATATGAAAAGAAAACTCTAGGTAAGGCCGTAGATAAATATATAACCGAACAAGTAAAAACAGGTAGAGCCGTCGGAGAGTTAAATCATCCGGAAGGACCGACAGTTAACCTGGACAAAGTTTCGCACAAGATCAATGATCTGCATTGGCAGGGAAATGATGTTGTTGGAAAAGCATCAATACTTAAAACCCCTATGGGAAAAATAGTCGAAGGACTACTCGAAGGTGGAGTTAAGCTTGGTGTATCAAGTCGTGGTATGGGAAGTCTTGTATCAAAGAAGGGCGCACAATATGTGGGGGATGACTTTATGTTATCCACAATCGATATAGTTCAAGACCCAAGTGCTCCATCTGCTTTTGTAGATGGTGTTATGGAAGGTGTTGAATGGGTATGGGATAATGGCGTGCTTCAACCACAAGATATTGAAGAAATTGAGACTGAAATTAAAAGCACTCCGCTTCGCGGATTAGCTGAAGCTGAGATTAAAGCTTTTAAAAATTTCCTCTCTAAAATTAACTCTCAAATATAGATATTCGTAAGAATATAAAAAATGGAGAAAATCATGTCAGAACAGACTAATGAAAAAGAAGTAGTAGTTGACGGCATAGAATCTACAGACGAAGATAAGCTTCAAGAAGAGAGTCAAGTTGAAGAGGAAACTCAAGAAGTTTCTGAAGAAACCGAAGACAATCTTGAAGAAGCTAAAAAAGCTGAAGTTGATGAAACAGACGATGAAGAGGATGAGGTGAAAGAAGCCGCTCCTAAAATCAATGTTCCTAAAACAAAAGCTGGAACTATCCAAGCTGCAGTAGATATGCTAAAAGCTGCTAAGAAAGAAGATGCGCAAAAGCTCTTTGCAAAAATGATTGCTGTCTCTGAAGACGAAGAAGAAGATTCTGTTAAATCAGCAGACGATGCTAGCCATACAACCAAACCAGTTGCAAAACCAACTGGAAAAGGTCCCGATGATAAAATGGGACAAAAGGTTAAAGCTAAAGTCGAAAATGTTGATTTTGATGAAGATTTAGATGCGTTAATTTCAGAAGAAGCTACTTTATCAGATGGATTCAAAGATAAAGCTGGAACAATCTTCGAAGCAGTGTTAACTTCAAAGCTAACACAAGAAGTAGACAGACTAGAGTCTGAATACGCTTCTAACCTTGAAGAAGAAGTATCTGACATTCAAGATGGACTAGTAGAAAAAGTAAATTCTTACTTAGACTACGTAGTTGAAAATTGGATGAAAGAAAATGAATTAGCAGTTCAGAACGGTTTACGTACTGAAATCGCTGAAGAGTTTATGACTTCACTTCAAACGGTGTTTAAAGAACACTATATCGAAGTACCTGAAGGTAAAGTTGACTTAGTTGATGAACTCAACGAACAAGTTAATGAACTAGAAGTTACTTTGAACAAAACCACAGATGATAATATAGACTTACATTCTCGTGTCTCTCAATTCGAGAGAGATGAAGTTGTAAGAAATGCATCATCAGGGCTTGCAGATACTGAAGCTGAAAAACTAGCTGGTTTGGTTGAAGATATAGATTTTGATAACAAAGAAACTTTCGAAAAGAAAGTAAAAACTGTTGTTGAATCTTACTTCAAACAAGAAGGCCAAGAGACAGCTGACGAAGTTGATTCACTATTAGGTGAAGAAAATGCTGATGAGAAATCAACAGACGTTTCTGAAGCTATGAGTCAATACACTCAAGCTATAACTAAATATGAGAAGTAACGATTACTTTTCTTAATATTAACAATTATTTAATTAATAATAATTAATTTCAAATAAGGGGAATTTTAAAATGTTTAATGCAGACGCACAACTTTTAGAAAAATGGTCACCAGTACTGGATCACGAAAGTGCACCAGCTATTAGCGACCGCTACAAACGTGCCGTAACAGCTCGTTTGCTAGAAAATCAGGAAATCGCCCTTCAAGAAGAAAGAGCTCAAGCACAAGGAAATTTCATTTCTGAGGCTGCAGCAGCTAATAATATTGGTTCAGGTTCAGCTCCGAATAACATCGGAACTTTTGACCCAGTATTAATTTCTCTCGTACGAAGAGCAATGCCTAACCTTATCGCTTATGATGTAGCCGGAGTCCAACCTATGAGTGGACCTACTGGTTTAATCTTTGCGATGAAATCCAAGTACACTAGCCAATCAGGAACTGAAGCTTTATTCAATGAAGCTGATACTGATTTCTCTGGTACTGGAACTCACCAAGCAGATCCAACCGGTTTAGCCGGTGTTGTTGATGCTGACACAGATGGCTCTATTGCAGATACAGCTGATGTCGTTTCTACACATGGTTCTGGTTTAACTACAGCTGCGGCTGAAAGACTCGGTATCGGAGAATCCGGTGACGGTGCTTTCGGTGAAATGGCTTTTACAATTGAGAAATCAACTGTGACAGCTAAATCAAGAGCCCTTAAAGCTGAGTACACAATGGAACTAGCTCAAGACCTTAAAGCAATTCATGGCCTTGACGCTGAAGGCGAATTAGCTAATATCCTATCTGCTGAAATCCTTGCGGAAATCAACAGAGAAGTTGTTAGAACAATTCTTAAATCAGCAAAAATTGGTGCTCTTCAAAGCTCAACAGCTGTTAGTGGTATTTTTGACGTTGGTACAGACTCTGACGGTAGATGGATGGTTGAAAAGTTCAAAGGACTAATCATGCAAATCGAAAGAGAATGTAACGTAATCGCTAAAGAAACTAGACGTGGTAAAGGAAACTTCATCATCACTAGTTCCGACGTAGCTTCAGCTCTAGCAGCTGCTGGTATGTTAGATTATACTCCAGCTTTATCAGCTAACTTAAATGTTGATGATACTGGTAATACCTTCGCAGGATTACTTAATGGTAGAGTTAAATGTTACATCGACCCATATGCAACAGTAGATTTTGTATGTGTAGGTTATAGAGGTGGTAATCCTTATGACGCAGGACTATTCTATTGTCCATACGTTCCTTTGACTATGGTCAAAGCAGTAGGGGAAAACGACTTCCAACCTAGGATGGGATTCAAAACAAGATACGGCATGGTTGCAAATCCATTCGTAGCTCTTGATGGTGTTGGTACAGATAGAACTAACCAATACTTTAGGATCTTCAGAGTTGATGACATAATGGTGTAAACCTGAGTCTAACTCAATCGTGACATGCAGATGTCACAACTTTTAAGGGGATCTTCGGGTCCCCTTTTCTTTATAATCAAATGAATGAAATGAAAGAATTACTAGAATATCTAGATAGGGTCAAAGATTTTTGTATACATGAACCAATATTAGC